TTGTGGTATTCATGAATTCGTTCTTCGTTTGGTGTAGAGTCGAGCTCACGAATGTGGCCGGCAACTGATTCATAAGTTAGGTTGAATGGATACTTTGCATTGTTGATGTATGGAGGTTCTTCCCACTCTGATCCTCTAAGTGGCTTTTGAATGTTCTTATATCGAGCATTCTCTTTGATATCATATAACCAATGATCTTTTCCATCTTCACGGGCTAATTTATTGACATCTGATTCATCTAACTGATCATATGAACCTTTGGTTGTAATGCCAGATAATGCACCAACTACAAACCCACGCTGCATTTCAAGATCAACAAAATACCCAAATACGGTTGATCCTTTAAGATACCCAGTATGTGATTCACCTAATCCATCATAACTAGCAGAATTAGATACGATAGTAGAAAACCAAGGAAGAGTGCTTGGGGGAATAGAATCAGAGTGAACACCAAACACTTTTACTTGTACACGACCTATTTTAAGAGGATCATCAACGCTCTCCACATAACCAAAGAATGGTTTAAAGTTAGGAAGATTGATCATGGTGTAATTACCTCATATGCATCTTTCTGTATTTGGAATGTTTGAGTATATTTGCTAGGAACCAAATTGTGACAAATTGATGTGATCAGAAACCTTCCACTAAATGGGTTAGCTATATTTTTCTGATCCATATTCAAATTAGGGATGAAAACCTCTACAACATCACCACATTTAATTTTGGAGTCACCAAAAACCAAAATTTCAGCAATGAATAGATCCAATTCAGCTCTCTTCATTTTTGACTTGATTCTATCTTGTTGTAGGATCAAATCATCTGGGCCAGATCCATAAGACAGTTTGATGGTGTCTTCTCTTGATTCTTGCTTCTTTCTTGATGGGTATTTTCCAAGACTCTTATTTTCGTCAAACCACTCATCTTTATTATATAAAACAGATGAATCTCCCAAGAACGTTTTTGTAACTAGATCAAAAACACAATGCTTTGATCCATATAGTCCATCCATAATTTTATCAGAAAATGAGTTCTCGTCTTTTACCTTGATATCCTGGATTCGCTCAAACGCTTCTTCATTCTTCTTATCAACATTTTCATACACCCCAGATAGACCATACTTGTATGAAGCAACAAGCTCCTGTTGGTATAACTCTTCCAATGGCTTGAACACAAAAGATCGATTGTTTTCAAAGAACACATAAGCTGCGTCGCCTTGAGCAGAGGAAGCATATCTCTCAAGCACCGAGATTGCTTCCAGAGGTGTTATAGCACCAAATGTATAGTTACATATACCTCTAGCAGAAGTAGTCTCTAGAGGCTTTCTGATGTCTCTGGTGAGGTACTGTCTGTAGATATTATCTACAATCCTATCTGTTGTGTCACTAAAGCCAGAATGGACAAATGATCTAGTGGAAAGAATAGAGGCTTCGGATGAAAAGTAGATTGTGAATCCGTTTGAGTGTTCTGTTACGCGGTGTTTTGGAGAGATTTTATAGATTAGAGCTTGGTATTCAATTGGATTAGATTCATTACCTGCTGTATGGAACCGAATAGAAATTCTCTCGTTTCCATCTAAAGGAAAGATGTCATCCATAGCCGAAGCATCAATAATTGAGACAGATCCAGACATGGTCATATCTTCTATTGATTCATAGATGTTGCACTCAATTAATAGAGGAATAAGATTAATGAATTCTCGCTCATCCCTATTCTCTGTAGGATCAATGATGAATTCTTCTAATACATACTGACCATTGTTTTGATATGTTGAACTCATTCTCTAATCTTCTTGTTATGCTGATTAGCCATAGAGTTGGCTACTTCAGGAAATGGAATTCTAATTATTCTCTTTGAATCATTAAGTCTCATTTCATATTCATAATTTGTAATAGGAATTCTATCCCACTCGTTGTAATCAGAATCAACAATTAATCCAGTAGATGCAGACTCGTAGTGATGAATATCATATTTTGTTGTTTCATATTTGCGATCTACAAATCTTTCAAATGTTGATGAATCCATGGGCCAATCTGTATCTACATCAAAAATATTATTGAAGAACATAATTGTCCAAAACATAGAGACATCATCATAGACTCGATCTGCTAACATCTCAGGTGTTTCTTCATCTTGGATTTGGTATTCAAATGAAAGTTGCTCATTTTGAATATATTCATTTGATAGTCCTGTTCTCCTAGTAATGTCCATTGTATCGAAAGCCTTTCCTTGAAGATCATATCCAACAAGAATTGGAAATCTCTTAAAATAGCTCATTAGAAACCTCCTGAGTCAATTCTATCTTTTGTTAGCTGTTCCATTTCAACAAATGACATAGTAATCGTTGTTGCGAATGGAGAGCCATCATCATGAGCAGAGAATTGCCCATCAGGGGAGTGATTCACTTCAAAGCTTGTCATTGCACACGTAGAGATTTTATAGATCCATGGGTTCTCTTTGTTCTTGTGTAGGAACATAATGTCAAATGTACTTGGGAATAACCAATATTGACTGCTACCTTGGATCTTGTTTTCTGGAGCACGGTGGAATTTAAATGTTTTGACAATTTGTCTAACTGTTTCTTGTTCTTTTTGATTTCTTGGAACCATTTTGAATGTGAATGTGAATGTTCTGTTCTCCAGACCTTCAAACAATACTTCAATATATGGATTTGATTGTGTATTGGTTGCGAGAGTGGCTAAATCCTTGACATTAAATGGAGTCAGAGCTTGAACTGTTCCAGCTAATGTGTTAGCCATAGCTTGACCAGCAGAACTCTTTAAAGTAGACCAAGCCTGAGCAGCATCATCCCAATTTGAAATATTCGATATTCCAGCAGCAGCTTCTGCGCCTGCACCAACAACTCCAATCTCTGATGTATTCCAATTTGAATTATATGAGGTAGTCAATTCTGCTGGCATGAACAGATCGATTGTAGTATCTATACGAACAGAGTTCTCACTGAATCGTCTAGCGAGACTAGTTGAGTTAGACTGCATGTATCTTGGAGTTGCTGGTTTTCCTGTAGCTGGATCTACTCCTGCAGGAGATCCATAAGCACCACCAAGATACTTAGATCCAGACGGAACATTGATATTGAACCGAATGATGTTTCCATGACCTTTAGTTTCAAGATCAGGTGGAAATCTAAGCACTTCTTGTTGGCGCTTTGACCTTGATGCCTTTTCAGTCAATTTCTGTATCTTGGTAGCCATCTACTATTTTCCTAAAATTTCTTTTTCTGTCATAATGACAAAATTCCAGCCTTTCTTAGCACACAATTCTCTGGCTGCTTTCCACTTAGCTTGGTTGATAGAATAGGTCATACACTCCTGAAGATATCTTGATTTTCGTTTACCCTGTTTCTTAGGAGGGTACTTTTCTTTTTCTGGTTTTACTTCAATTAGTGTAGTGACCTTCTTATTATTTATTTTGTCAAAAGTGACAACTAAAAAATCAGGAAAATATCGATGTGGTAGACCATCCTTGGGACTAATATAGACAATATGAAATCCTTCACAACACCAACCTAATACATAATCAGCATGGTCTAATTTATGGCAAACTCTATGTTCCCAGCCAGATCTATAAACGATCTTTGAACTGTCTCCTATATACTTTTTAGGATTTGTGCAAGTATAGATACCCTGTTTATATCTACCATTCTTCTTAATAGAAGCTGGATTTTTACTCATTACTTATTACCTTTTAAGATAATTATTATATACTGTTATCTATAATTTATAAACTTATTTAAGATCAAATTCTAATTTCATCTCTAAGACACTTTCTTAATAAGATATATGTTATATCATCTAAATATAGAAAGTGTCTTAGAGAGCATTCTGGACCTTTCTAGAGGTATTTAGATTAAGTAGTTAAGTTCTATACTAATCTAGAATAATTTAGATCTATAAATTTCTTAAATTAAGATCTAAATTCTAATAAAGATTATTAATTTTACTTTTTATCTAAATTAGATTAAAATAAAATTTTTAAATATTAAGAGACAAATTTAGATATTTTTAGAAAATTAGTTTACTAATCTAAATTCTTAGTATATAATATTTAGACTTATTACTTATCTTATAATGGTTCTAGATTATGAATAAAGATCAAATTTATATGAATATTGCTAAAGAATATTCTAATTTTAGTAAATGTCAATTTACTCAAGTTGCTGCTATATTAGTTAATGAACAAGGTCGGATTGTTTCTACAGGTGTAAATGGCACTGTACCAGGAACTGATAATTGCTGTGATATTAAATTTGATTCAAGAGATGATCATGGCAAATTTTCTCATGATTATGAGATTCACGCTGAAATGAACCTCATGCTTGAATTGATCAGAAATGGAGTTCAGTTAGAAGGTGAACATACGATCTATGTAACTATTTCTCCATGTGGAAACTGTTTGAAACATATTGCTGCTACAAATTCTAATAAATTTAAGATATCCAAGATTGTATATGAAGAGCAATATTGGAGAACTTCAGACGAAGAACTAGTTGCTATGATGGATTATGCATACTCAAATGGAATTCAATTACTTAAGCTGGATCATATTATTAATTTTTAAGGAACAATCAAAGTGAGTTTCAATCGGAAACAAGTTGATCG